ATACTCCTTGACTGGAAGTAATTTCAAGTGAATAGCCCACTATATATTGTTTCCGTATTGTGAATGTAGCGGAATACTCTTCGTTACTAAATTTTACGATACAACGAACTGTTAGCGAGTTACTATTATCCCAATAAGGTTCAAAAGGCCATATTGTTAATGTCTTTCCATTTTCTCCTTCAAACGGTATATAATCATATCCTTGTAAATAATACCATTGTCGTTGACTGGAAGTAGACTGTAGATTCTCTTCTTCCAGCGTTAAGGTAATATCTGCCGGATTAGTAACAGGGTCGGCTCCTGTTAAATCTCCTAAAAGAGTAAAGGTATCAGTTCCAACAATACGAATAGACTTACTGACTAATTCGTCTTTTACAGACTGGTCAAGGTTATCCCAAGTCATTGTCACATTTTTACCAAATGTTACATCGCCATTTTTATTCCATTTAATATTTTTATTGGCAAAATGACCAGAACCATCTGTTTTGATTAATACAGAATTACTACGAGTACCAATACTGCCTTCTCCGTCAAAATTTAATTGAAGCAATGGGTTCTGGATGGTCCCACCAATGCCACCACGATTAAACCAAGCTCCATAATCCTCTGTGTAATTAAGTATAGTATCAGTAGGTTGGTATTGTGTGACTAGTTCTCCTGCCTCTAATTGTGGTGAAGAAAAATAAAATATTGATTCTCCTGCATTATCAGAGGTATCAAAAGTTGGGACAATGGATAGAACCAATGCTTCTTCTGCCTGTTTCGGAGCTTGTAATTCAAATGTTACCTTTTTACGAGACCATATATTCGTGTCAGCAATAGGTATTTGAACGGTTCCTATTGCTTTATCATTTTGTAAAATAGATAATTGACATGCTTGCCCCGCATATATCCAAAAAGAGAATGTATATTTTCCCCCGATATGTTGCGCGAACCACTCTTCAGATTGGGCTATCATGCTTATGATTTTAGAGGCACTATATACATTGCCGATTCCAGTAGGATTTTCTATTTGAGTGTCAATAGTAATCGCAGATGTAAAATTAACATCTAAAGAATTAACGAATACATTCCTATGGATTTTTCCGGCATAAAAGGTTGCAGCAAAACCATTCTCATCACCAGCAGTTAATGTTCCAGAAATATGAGCAGATTTTGAAGCAAAAAGTTTCTGTAAATAACCTCCATATCCTTCTAATTGACCAAATACCGGATCTGTTATTCCATTCAATTTGCCGACACGTATTTTACTGGCATCGCCGAAGTTAGCAACACTAGACAGTAAGATGATATTGAAATCCGACACCCAAACTTCATCTGAAGGAGACATCTCACTTAAATCCAGTTTTACTGTTCGCAAATAACGTCCGGAATAATCGACAGTTATTGTGTGCAACTTATATTGCCAATCTGTTGTAATAGAAGTGGTTTCTTCTCCATCTGTTCTTGTTCCATCTTGGTATTCTAATGAAACTTTACAATTGACAGTTTTATTGGCTTTGATCTTATATGAAATAAGAACGCGATTGGGGTTTTGAATATATTTGTAGAAATCTTGTTGCAGACCAATGAAACCGTAATATATAGCATCATTTCTTTTAAAATGACAAATGCGATTATTGTCCGCTTCTGATAGTATGTAATCAGTGGTTACTGCTTCTGTTCCTCGTACTATATATTGTGATTCGGAATCTTCATAATCAGGAGTTGCAATATTTGAAGGCCAACATAAACTCTCATTACGTCCAATACCGTCAATCACATCCATATATGGGGCATTATCGTCAGACCCAGTTAAATATATGGCTCCAGATCTATTTATATCAAACAGATTGGTAATTCTGGCAAAGTCTAAGATTTCTTCTGTTTTGGGCACATCGCCTTCTAACAGTGCTCCGATGAAATACTGTTTTTCGACAATATCATTTGTATTAGAATCTACAGTCTTATCTATTCCATAATCCAATACGCACATTAACGAATAAATAAGATTCTTTCCATCAAAATATTGTCTTCTAACTATATCCCCAGTCCGTAATCCTTGTGTCTTTTTAGAATCGAACTGGAGAGAAATTTTATATTTCTTGTATTTATATATAGACATTATGATATTTCTTCTACTAAGTCTCCGGAACAGGCATCGCTGACCCACCAAGACCCGTTAGTCACTGATTGTTTCTGCACTTCCAATTCATATATTCTCATTTTTTTACGAATTGTCAGATCATCAAATGTTGCACTGATGTTGCCGGTCAATTTGTTTTGAATGATACCCCAGCCACTTCCGGCAAAACCACTGGAAAAAGTGACAGAACCTATGTCGTTGACAAAATAGGCATTACCATAGTGCTTAACTCCATTATCTAATGCCAACCAATAGATTGAATCATCAAAGAATAGCTCGTTGGGGAGGAGACGGGTTTTAGAATCTGCTATTCCAATTGATTTTTTTCCTTCAATTGGTTTGTCAAAAACAAAAAAATCAGCATCTGTAGAAAACATTAAGCTGGATGATTTTCGATTTAATGGGGCATATAAACTTAATGATTCTACATAGCCAAATGATGATTTTATTGTTTCAGAGATTTGTACTGTATCATCATCAACTACCTTATTATATTTAAATGGAGCCTCAAAAAATACGCTATCACCATCACTGTAAAATCCTGGTCCATCTTCTGATTTTAATCTAATATAACGTCTGAATATTACGCCAGAATCTTCAGACGATTTTTTGTATGTTTCAATCAATATATTTCCTAGATTATGTCCTGCCTTAAATGATTCAGGGAAATATGCAGAACCATATTTGGAAATCATTTCATATTCACCATCATCATCATAAATACTGGTTTGCAGGTTAATTTGTTTGGTATTATCGTCTCCCAGATTTAATATTTTGTTAGACGCAGAAAATGAGATAACATTATTATTCTTGGTATGAATAATGTAATCACCATCAAATTGTATGCCCCCTGTTATAATATTCAAATCCCCTGTTAATTGAGCTAACCGTTTGGCCGAAATAGCTAATACACTTGTATTATCAAATCCCAAATCTACACCATACAAAGCGGTAATTCCGGATTGGAATGTGCTTGTACCTTTTACAGACAAGTTTCCGGCAACCGTTCCATCTTTCATGGTCCAGCTTACATCTTCTTTATTTGAATTCCCAGAATGATAAAACTCGTTTCCTTGATAGCTTATGCCATCCTTGGATATTTCTAAATCTCCAAGTCTAATATATCCACTACAAATAACATCGCCGTTTAATGCGATTATATCATTATCATAACTTATAACATTACAACCGTTAATGTATAATCCATGTGTGGGGAGATGCAATTCACCGTTAATAGAAACTATATTTTTTCGCTCTTGTGGATTACTTTCGGACGTTTGGTAAACATCCAATATTTTTATTCCATTGTCTCCGGCTGTAAAACCATACAATGCCTTTAATAAACCGGCCATAGAGTCACCATTTATGGAAACAAACCCACCGGTGCCACTTCCGCCGCCTTCTTCACTGCTTAAACTACTTATAATAGTATTTGCTAATAGATATGCAGAGTTCTTTCTGGTTATATTTTCATATTCATGTATTTCAAGATTGATTTTTTCTTCATTCACGACATAACCATCCACATAATCCGAACCTGTAAAATCTGGAAGGGTTTCGTGTGAAGCTTGTTCCATCCCTGTTAAGAGTCGATTGTACATTGTTTCCAATGCACTACCTTTCTTAATTTGTGATATACCTTCATTTAACTTTGCCATTATTCTGCCACTTTTACAGTTTTTGATAAAAATCCTGATATAGATGCTTTATAGGAGTTAACTTTTGCTTGAAGGGATACAAACTTTGCCAAATTAGCTGGGGGTTGAGGTCCCATCATAGTTGGGGTCATCATTTGAGATAATGCTCCTAGCCAGTCAACCAATAAAGTTGCTAATTGATTTCCAAGTACTGCTGGTTCATTGGCACTACCGCTACCCAAATACACTCCATCTTCTCTGATTATAATTTCTTTTGTATTGTATTTTGCCAAAATTTGTTGGGCATCAAGAAGTATTTGACTTTTATCATGTTGGGATAAAATATCGTCAGCGGTTATTTTGAATATACTTTTATCACTTTCTCCTTCTCCTTTAGCAACTTCCGACAATATCGAAACAGGGGTATAAGTCGTGTGAGCATGAACACCTGTCTTTTCCAATTCATCTACATCTGGAGTATCCTCTGAATCTTCCCATTCTTTTGTTTCTGTTGCTCCAATAATTACTTTGTTATGCGCGTCTACTTGTATTGTGTCTGCATGAGAGTATTGAATAACATATTCGCGTAATGTTTCAGGGTCTGTTGTTATTACGACATCCGAATAAAGATAGGGGATAACCACTAAACCATTTTCATTATTTTGAATGGCTGAAAGATATACGCCTTCATGTAAACCAACTGGAAGCCCGTCATCAATAGCCTGTTTGTCTGTAAGTGTATGAGTATATTCCTGTACATCAACAGTTCCGCACAGTTCTCCATCTGTATGTATTTTAACAACAAAACCAGATATTTTGGCTGTGTTTTTTATAACGTTGTTTCGTGGGTTTACCAATTTATGAAATGCAATTTGTCGTATAGCATCATAAATAGCACTGTTTGCGCTTAAATCGCTTGTAATTTTATCTGCCATAGTTTTATTCTTTTTCTGGTTTGGCAATACAGTAGGGGAGTTTTAAAGTCTGCCTAAAACCGTTAACACCAAATTTTGTGTTGATTTCTTCAATAAGATACCAACCTTGTTTTTCAGGTTCGCGTTTATCAAGTAAAACGACTTTCATTCCAGATTCCAAATGCCTCATGCCTAAATTAGTTCTATGTAAATCTCCGAAGATAGTAATACTACCCTCAACGCCATTTCTATTATATCCTTCAAAAAAGGCTTCGGCTTCTTTTATTAATTCGTCCTCGCTAATGCCAATTTTTGATGATACATAAGGGATAACGTTGTACGCACTTAGGTTTACTCTATCCTTAGTCTTTGATTTGGGGATAGCTCCAAGTTTTAGGGATTTCTTGCTAAGTTTTGTTTCATTCAGAATTTGGAATTTCTTATGTTCTGTATCATTTTGTCCGGTCCATTCTGGATTTAAACGAACTGTTACATTATACTTGATTTGTTTGTTACCCTCAAACTTGAATCCTTCAGCGGAGACCGCTAAATATCGGGGATCACAATTCATCAAAGTTAAATTGTCTTGGGCTACATGATAATCAAACTGTATTTGAGGAGTATCAGAACTTCCATCTGTATTTAAAATAGAGCTGGCAACATTTCCTGATAAATAAGTATGCCCTACCATAACATAAGGAGTTCCATCTGTATCTTTCCTAATAAAACTATATAGCCCGTATTTATTCCATTCTGTTAATACATCCGCAACTGTCAAATCTTCCGTTAACTGAATCTTGCCAATATTAATGTCCCTTTCTGCTGTTTTGGGATGCAATTTTAACCCTGTTCCTTTTAATAAATCGTATTTTCCTCCCTCTTTCAACAAATCGTTTACTGTAACAGTCATTGGGCCTAATTTAACGACATTTTTTCGTTTTAGCCCACTTGCCAGATTCTCACATTTGATTTCAATAGGTGTGCTTACACTGCATTTTACGATATAACCGTCAAAATCGGGAACGTTCTTGACAAATGCCTCTTTCTCCATTGCCTGAAGTCTCTCGGTCGCATTTTTGAAGACCTTTCCTCTATCTTTATAATAGCCTAAATATATCCGGATACGTTGTCCTACCTTAAAATCAGTCGGCTGGGCTGTAGAATATCCTTTTCGCTTTTCTACAACTGTACCGTCTATTAAACGCTCTGTATAAACAGTAGTTGCACCTTCTTTTTCTATGTTCTCGGAAGTTATAGTGCGTTTAATTACGGTTCCTCTTGGGAATCTGACGGAAGCTGAATTAATAAGCTTCTTATAAGTATCATTTATCTCAATGCTTTCACATTCCCGGATAACAAGGCATTTATTTTCATCTGGATCGTTAATCTCTATAACGTCACTATTAGCTTCCCATATTAGGATTTTACAGCACAATATATCAAGGCATTCTTTACCATCTATAATTATTGCTTCTGGAAGTTTCATACTTAAATGGTGTTGGAAGTTAATGATTCAATCATTTGAGCGGCTTGATTAGCAGCAGATGCTTTAACTTTATCAAGAAGAACTTTGGCCCAACCTTGTTTTTTCATTTGAGAGATTTCAAGGTTTGTTCCATTTATGGTATCTTGCACTACATTAACCGCGTCATCCGGTTCAACGGCAACACATGTAAAACTATATGGTTGAACATTCTTAAAGCCTTCATTTTGCCCCATATTGAAGTCTTTTATCAGAATTTGTGTCACATTGAACTGTTGAAACATGAGATTAAATACCTGGATAACTCCTTTATGTTGCATCAATGTTATAAATTTGGAAACTTCTGCATACGGATATACATCCGGATAATTGCTAACAATCTTTCCTGTTACAGTAAAATTTATATCGCCTCCTGAAATCAATTCTTTACGTGAATAATCTCTTCCTTGTACCTTGGTTAATACAAGATTGTTAGAACTTTGTGCTTGCACTATAGCACCTAAGTCTAAGAAAACAGGATCGCCGGGCACCTTTACTTCCGTAGCAGTGTTAAGTGATGAACTGGCAGCAGCTTCATTGCTCAATCCTTTTATTTTATCCCAATAAGTATTGAATTGAACCGTTTGAACCTGGCCGCTTTCATTTTTAATCCAAAGAAGTAAACCTTCATTGGCAGGTTTACCTTGATACTTTAATACAACCCCTTGTTTATTAAAGGTATCTTCATCTGCCTTCTGACCGTTCGTTATGATTTTCTGAAGCTCTTGACCTTGGTTCTTCTGATAGGCTGCGGTGGCATTCTTTCTGTCCAACTGGCGTATATATTTGGGATAAAGATCGTTGATGGTAGCAAAAGTCATTTGCATCATCGTTCTTTTGGCTGCATAAACAAATACATTACTATATCCTCTATTGGATATAAATTTCAATTGTCCATCTCTTTTTCTATAGTTAGCTGCATAAAAGGCGGCATTCACACCGGTGTTTGCCAGCCCTTTACCAACATTAATCGTTAAATTAGAAAATGTAGAGCTTATAAAACTCATATTACATCATATTTGCATTAAAATCTTGAACTACATCTAACAAGGCGGTTGCTAATTCTTGTTTTACGTTTGTTATTGCCGCGACTTGTCTATCATCTGTCATATCAATTGTTTGATGATCCACACGCATTAGATTTTCTATTCGTACTATCAGTTGTTTAGGAGCTGCATTATAATTATTATGACTCCTATATTGAGATTGGTCGGCTCCGTTATGAAGGCTGGAGGCTAAATCTTGCTCTTTGTTACCAGTCGTAGGGTCCCACTTAAATGTATCCTTAGCATTTTTAGGGGTATATATTTTCCCACTTTTATCTACCCACTGTGGAGTAGCGTATGGAGCTATTGTTTTAGCTATGTATTGTGCTCCGTCAAAAATCGCTTTATCACCTTCTTTTTGTGGACCATAAAAACCGCCCGTAGGAAGAATATCTCCTTCAGAAAGAAGATTTTGAATCGGTGTTCTATTTATGAACGGAGCGAACAAAGATTTATGTCCATAATACAAATCGTTATACCAAGAAACTAACTTATCAAAGGTTTCAGTAATATAATCTATTGCTTCTTGTTGACTTTCTAGTTTATATTTTCCCGGATTATTGATAATATCTTGTACATGCTTTGACCATCCTTCTGTTCCAAATAACCCTTTAGTTGGATCAAACAACGGCCCAAATAACCCTTGTAATACTTTCTGGGTTCTTGTTGGGTCTATTGTTTCTCCAGACTCAAAATCTTTAAGAATTGAAGCGTAATCATCCCATGTACTTATTGTTCCTTGCATAATTTGAGCTAGATGACGTATATATGCTTGTGAGCGATGTACATCACCTTCGGTCATCTTATCATGGAATGTTTCTGTGCTAATCCAGTCCCATCGAGAATCCCAACTACCCATCTTAGGTATAAATCTATCTGCTGCATTCTTTAGTATATTCGATAGATCTTCCGAACTACGAGCAGAAGTGGCATTGTGCAAAAGATATTTGCTCAAAGCCATATTCTCTTTAGAATTATGGTCTGCTAATTGAGCCAGCATCATTTGGACAGCCACTTGTTCGCTTATATCTCCGTTTCTTGCAAAAACATTTGTATTCGTTCCACTTAAAGTACGGCCATGTAACTCATACGCATAATAATTTTCGCCGTTCAGACCTTTTTTGACAGTCTGTTTCATACCTAGTGCACTGGACAATGACTGAAAGGCTTTATCTACACCTGTCCATTGGTCTGCGGCTTCTAATCGTTTTAGTAATTCCGGGTCTCTACCTGCGGCTGTGTCAAAGAATTTGGTTTGGTCGTCTACACTTTGTTTTGGACCATTCTTTTCTATCCAGTAACGATGCCATAATTCGGTAGACTGGGCGATACGCTCGTTTTGGGTTAACAATTCATTATTGAAAATACGCATATTTCCAATCATTAAGGCATCTGGATCGGATAGATTTAACTTGTCAATATTCAAATTACGATAGCTTTGTGCCCATGCTTCATTGGCTTGACGAGCAGCCTCTGTTATTCTTTGTGTTTGATATATATATGAACCAAGTTTATAGATTGTATAAGCTGCGCTTAATCCCCAGCCAATTGGATTAGTCAAGAAAAAACGTGCAAGCCCTTTTATTGCTCCCCATAATGTGGTATTGCCTATTTCCGTGAGAGTATTTATAGTCTTATTGCTACTATTTGTTACAACATTACCGACTGTATTTCCTCCAACAAACCATTGTTTAATTTTACTTCCACCATGTAGTAAACCACCACCTAACGCATTGAAAATAGCCTGTCCCTTACTTAAATTATGGCGGCTTTTTTCTATATTGTATATGCGTATCATATAAGTAAGTGCGGTAAACAGTGGCTTTAAAAAGAATTTAGATAGCCAATCCCCCATGAATACCCCACGAATCATTAATGCTGTACTTAATATACTTTGTCCAATACCAGCAATAATACCTAATTCCATTTGAATTTTTACAAACCATACAACCCCATTTTTTAGCCAGTTGGGTAGGAAATTCCAAATAGACATGATCTTTTTAAATACATCAACGATAACATCTAATACTTTAATGAACATGTCCATTGCATTTCTCAATGCAGTTGCAAATTCTGTGGATTTCATTAACTCAATCATGCGTTGCAGGAAGTCTCGGATTACTCCTTGCATTTGTTCAAACCCTTGCATTCCAGTTTCTGTAAATGCTGAGGTCATCTGATACCAAAGACCCTGTATGGTGTTTTTCTTTTCGTCGGCAAGGTCGGATGCAAGCCCCATTGACTTTTTATTGAGTCCGGTTACTTCTTGCATTTTTGCTACATTATTTATTAATGCTAGTGCACCTGGAGCCGCTGTTACCCGAAACATCTTGTTGATTAGTGTTGAGAAATCACCAGCACTCATGGTTTGCTGTTTTTCATGTAAATCACTTAAAATGTCTGAGAGATTCCGAAGATTTCCGTTTTTATCTTTTGTGTTGATGCCTAATATGTCCCATGCTTCTTGACCTCTTTTAGTAGGGTTCATCATATTTAATAGCATCATACGTAACGTAGTACCTGCGTGAGAACCTTTGATACCGGCATCGCCTAATACACCAAAAGCTGCCGAAGCAGTTTCAAAATCTAACCCTGATTGATGGGCGACAGTACCGGCATATTTAAATGATTCAGCTAATTCTAACAATGTTGTATTCGTTTTTGTGAACGTCATCGTAAGAATGTCTGCTGTGTTATCCATTTGTTTTGCTGGGATTTCATAAGCGGTCATAATGTTTGTTACAACATCCGCTGTTTCTCCCAAGTCTGTATCACCTACAAGTGCAATATCTGATATAGGCCGGATGGCATGTTTTATTTGATCGACATTAAATCCTGCCATAGCTAAGAATTTTCCAGCTGATGCAACTTGTGGAGCTGTATATTTAGTCTCAACACCGACTTGGCGCATGAGTTGGTTCATTTCATTAAACCGACCTTCAAACCCTACACCTTTATCGTGAGTTTGGAGGATATTTTTTGTCGTTTTGGCTATATTATCATAGGTAGAAGCATCTCTAAATACAGAAGTTACCCCAGACATTAAAGAGCTAAGCCCATAGGCAATTCCCATACCCTTAATCATTTCGCCTGCAACATTTGTACCTGTGTTGGCGTATGTTGGACCTAATACTTGCCGAGTAGATGGATACAGATAAGTACTTCGTCCTGCTCCAGTCTGTCGTGTTGAAGTGGAAGTCGTATTTCTAGTTGTACTACCAGATACCCCCTTAGATGCGCCAGCGGCACTGGCTGTAATGGTTATTTTACTATTCGACTTAATCTGTTCTATTTTCTGTATTAACTTATCAAGACTACTTATTGCTCTTTCTGTATTAGCCTTTGGCTCAATCGTTTTACCATTTATAGAACTAATAGCTTGATTCAATTTCTTTATATCCGAAGTTGAATATAAAGGTTTACCTAATGCAGTCTTAGCCTGTGATTTAATATTGCTTAGTTGCTTTAAAACACGTTCTAAACTAGCTTCTGCCGCGCTTGTGTTAATCTGTATATTGATAGGCTTAGTTTTAATAGAAGCCAATGCTGAATTAACCTTACCGATGCTTTTTGCTACAATATCAAATCGCTTTGTTAATGACTCCATTTCAGCTGTGGCCTGCTGAAATTTGCGTATAGACTCTAAAGCTGGGTTAGAGTTAACGTTTATCTGATAATTAACAATATAATTTTCTGCCATCTTTTTGTATTTTGATTTTCTAAAGAATAGCGGTTTGGTACCCTGAAAGATTGAAAAAGCCCCTTATCCGACAGAGGATAAGGGGCTACGTAGAAAAAACGAGTAATAAGACACTTTACGCAAGCATTCCAAGTGCACTTGCTTGTTGAGTTATGAGCATTTTGCTGTGGAGCCATACGGCATCTTCAGAAAGCATTGCAAATTCTTCATCGTTTAACTCATCAAGGTTTACGCTGGGAAAATAATGACGGATAAATATCAGTCTATGACGAATAAGTTGATCGTCTTTTACTTCCCAGCTTTTGATAAATTTACGAGTTTTCCTTTGCGCAACTCGATGATTTGAGCCAGATGTGGCATCAAGCCATAGATGAATAAGGAATCATCTTTAATCAGTTCTTTGTCGCCATCGACAAAACAATCTTTTGCCAATTCTCGCATGGCACCGGCTTGGTCCTTTTGGGAGAGGGACAAATATTTACTGAATGTCGGGAAAGGCGGCTGTTTAAAATAACCGATATAATATGGCTTTTCGCCTTCGTCTTCATCTCCTTCCACAAAAATCGGGAATACACGTTTTAGTTTGGGATCTGAATCTTTCAGCTCTTTTACTTTCTTTTCAATCTCGGTCTGAATATCTTCAGGCAAGAAAAGGTCTTCGTTTACATTTTCCATTATAATTATGATTATTGATGTTTATCCAAGAATAGAAATTATAATGCTGGTAGGTTGTGTGTGAGTACAAATAAAATGTTAAAAATATATTCTCTATATAGTTTTTCTTTGATAGAATAAATAAATCTATTACTTTTACAACATATAAAAGCAACGCCTTACTTTCTTGTAAGGAAATGAGCCACTTATGAGTGGCTTTTAT